AAAAACTGCTATACGGAGAGATCACATGCCTTTCGAATAAGCACGGATACGCGTACCCTTCTAACGCGTATCTTGCAGACCTTTACGGAGTTACGAAAGTAACAATAAGTAGATGGATATCGAAACTTGTAAAATTAGGGTATCTTAGTGCGCAAATAATACGGGAAGGAAAAGAGATAAAACAGCGCAGGTTGTATATCGCTGGGAAAGCAGCGCCTACCCCAGCAAATGATAATACCCCTATTATCGCAAATGATAATACCCCTATTTACGGAAATTATAAGACCCCTATTATCACAAATGATAAAGAGAATATTACAAGTATTAATAATACAAGTATTAATATAAAAAAGGGTTCCGAAGAAAATCAAAACACCAGCGCATCGAAAAGCAAAAACAAATCATGGCTTACATTTTGTCGCGTATATGAGGCAGTGAAATGTGCGTACCCCCGGGAGTCTATGTATACACGGGTGATATCTATCATAGACAAATACTCTCTCGGGGAGAGTGATATACGGCAAGCATGCGAACAGGGGTGGAGCGAGAAAAACGTATGCGACATAATGATTGCGAACGCAACAAAAAACAAAAAGAAAAAGCCCTCACAGGATGAAATAGAACGGAAACGAGAGGATAAACGGCGCCGGATGAAAGAAGAAGCAGAAAGGTATAACCGTGAGAACGCCGCCCGCCGGGAAAGAGAAAAAAATAAAGAGGAGTAAAAAAAAATGGAGTTGAGAGAAATCAATGCGCGTATCAAAAAACTAAAAGACGCGCAAGAAGAAAAACGTGCGAACGGGGAAGGGTGCGAAAAGTGCGATTGGACAGGAATGATAACAACCGCGCCGTCTGGTGCTCTTGCGTCTGTACTCAAAGAGATAACGTATCCTTGCGATTGCGTCATGCAACCTGAATTAGCGGAGATTGACGAGTTGGAAAAGCAAGCCGAAAGAGCAAGAGAAAAAGCGGAGCATAAAGCGCGGCTTGTATCCTTGATAAAAAAACGCGTTGGTGAAAAATACGCGGAGAAGACAATCGAACAGTTTCGCTGGTGTGATGAATCGGTTAAGAATTTTTTCGAAACATGGATAGCGACTCGACAAAGGCGGACAGTCTTCATAAGCGGAGAGAGTGGCACAGGGAAAACTCACTTGCTCACTTGTATGATGAGGGCGGCTCTTTTTAGCGGGGGTGATACATACTTCATTCGTGGCAGCGATGTATGTTCATGGACTCGATACGAATTAGTCCCGGCGGAGAAAATGCAAGCGCGTGTTGAGAGAGCAAGCACGTGCGGGGTTTTATTTTGGGATGACATCTCAAAATCGAAACTAACGCCGGCACTATACAGCAACGTTATATATCCGATACTTGACTATCGGAGAAGCAACGGGCTTCCTACGGTGTACACATCAGATGAGTTGCTTGGCGACTTATGGCGTGGATATGACGACACCGGCGATATAGACGCTCTCTATAACAGGATACGAGAGGGTGCGGAGTTTATTTTTTTGGAGGGAAAAAATGGTTGAACATTACAGAAGCAAAAAAAACTTTTGGCGAGCGCTGTGTTATATGCGGGGAGGAGTATAGCGAAATGCATCACGCGTACGGAAGACAACATAATAAGCGGCTTGGTAATGCAAATGAAATACTAGGGCTAACGCTATTCCCTCTTTGTGCTCGGTGCCACAAGAGGGCGCATAAAACGGAGATGAGAAACGCAGTCGCAATGCAATCATCTGTTCGTGGGAACACCATGATACATAACGCGGCGATACGACAAATTGAATACGCAAAGGATAGAGTAAGATGACAGAACACGAATTGCAAAAAAAATGTAACGAATATTTGCGCGTTCGCGGGATAATGTTTTATCACCGTGAAAAGGGACGAGCGCATAAACGCGGAGGACACGACGCCGGATTACCAGACTTGCTTATATGGTATCAAGGCAAGCATATACAGATTGAGATCAAGACACTTGTCGGAGTCATGAGCAAGGCGCAGTTTGTTTGGCGTTCGTGTATAGAGGCTAACGGTTTTCGGTATTACATAGTCCGGACGTTCGAAGACTTCAAAAAAATTATAGATAATTTAGGAGTAAAAAAATGAATTGGATAACGAAAGCAGTTTTAATCGGTTCGTATATCGGCGCAATATGTTCAATAATTGTTCTTGCGGCACTTTTGGCAACAGCGCAAAATGAAGCAAACTTTTATAAGGGTATGTACGAGTACAAATGCAAAAAGTTTGAGGCACTAAATAAAGCGTACTATAATACCATAAACGACAGCATAAAATATAGACAAGAGCGCGCGGGCGATATACGTTGGGAGATGTGGAAATGAACATACACCTTGAAGCTAAAGAAAATGTTGACGGAGAAATAAAACTTGTGCCGTGCACAGAGTTTGATAACGATTGTTTCAAAATGTGGAAATGAACATACACCTTGAAGCTAAAGAAAATGTTGACGGAGAAATAAAACTTGTGCCGTGCACAGAGTTTGATAACGATTGTTTCAAATCTTTGTTTCGTTTCGGCGAACCCGGGGATGTGTACAGACTCGAAGTAAAAAAAACAAAACTACGCGGGAAAAATATCAACCGTTGGCAGATGCACAAAGCGTATTGGTGCGAGCTAATAAACCATATCGAACACGCACACGAAAGTTTGACAGCGGAGTACATGGGAAAAACAAAAACACAAAGCGTAGAGAATTTGCATCACGCATTAAAGTTGGAATACGCACGAGAACACCCTGAGTATTTTTATGCGGAAGAAAGATACTCCCGAGGCAGCTACAAATCTATAACGGTTGTCAATCTGTTTAGTATTTCCCACGCAACACATTTAAGTGATGAGCAGTTACGTGATTATTTTTCATGGGCGATGGACGCAATAAAAAAAACAAAGGGTGCATTATGAGAATAACAGCGTCAAGGCTTTTCGGTAAAAACAAAACAGTTGGGGATGAAAGGTGCTTTTATTGCGGGACTGAATGCAAAAGCGATCCTGAAATGTCTGTAAAGAAAAAAGTCTCTAGCACGTTCACAAACCACGACGCAGTCGCACACCCGTCTTACGCAATGCTTTCGAACGGAAGTGTTGAAAGAAAACATATACGAGTAGCCGAAATAGGGGATATACATGGGAACGGAATAGGGCGCGAAGAATGGGAACGATACTATTACGGGGAAGAGATTCGAAAAATAAAAACGTACAAAATAAACAGTGGGAAGAAAAAAAATAGATAAAACAGTTGCATTTCCTGTTGTAATCATGTATATTATATGGAGGAGTAATACATGGCATATTCCGGAACAGCGCAAGGGGCGATAGGATTAGTTACTGTCTCTCAACTACCGTTTGCGGAGACCGCGGCACTTGTTACAAGTGGCGACCCGCGTCTCTACCGTTACAATAATAATATATATTGGTGGGACGGCTCTTCTAACTCCCTCATAGGAGGAGGTATCGCGATAGCCGGTGAGGTATCAACATACGCAGACCTCCCCGCCGCGGCAGACCACGCTGACGAATACTACGTCGTGAAAACGACGACAGGTGTTTTTTTACTTGGGACAAAAAAAGAAGCAGGCGTATATCGTAGCGACGGTGCCGCTTGGTCTCGTTTAGGGGATTGGTTCGCAAGCGACCAGGGGATGGCAGACGGCAAGTATTTCGCAAGCGACGCATTCCGCGCGCGCGATACTGACGGGTTAACACTTGCCGACAAAGACGGTGTCGCTGGGGGGAAAGTTAATGACGGCGGGCTACTCGATATCTATACGCCCGCAGGCACATTCAACGGCGCAATCTTGACAAATACCGAAACGGATACACGCAAGGCTTTGCAACTACTCGACGACTTGCTTGACGGCACAGTTGGGAAGCCGGTAACTCTTTCGGATGATTTTTCGGTTGGTGCAGGGAAGACAATAACGGTCGGTGCGCTTACAAAACCGTATAGTATAATTGCGTCTGATTATTGGCAGATAACGGCGGACGCGGCAGCTTCGGAACGCAATTACATTTTTTCCATAGACCCGACAGACGGCTCTTTATCACTCGCCACAAACAGCGAATTGACATACTGGCTATCTAACGGTGATTTCTATCCGCCGAACGTTTTTGCGTTTGACGGCTCATCATCTTCACCGGCGTTCACATTCCAAAGCGACACAGACCTCGGCGTTTATCGTTCGGGAGACAATACACTTGGTATCGCAGCGGGCGGAGGTGTTAATGTAGCCGATTTTGGGAGTTCTATTTCTCTTCGACGTTCGACAAATATTTTCAATGCGCTTACAGTATACCGCAATTTGTCGGACAGTTCGTCAAGCGTGGTTCGAACAGTTGGGCAAGTAGTTGATAGTAGCAACACAACCGCGGTATCCGCGTCTCTTCTTAACTCACCAAGTATCAACCCGGGAACAGGCACGTGGAGTTTTACGCCGATTTCATTGGCAAGCAACCGTTGCGGGGTTGTCAACAGCTCGGCTTTATCGGCGCCGGCGACGTTCGTTGGGGTTTCGGAGTTTTACGCGAACACAGACTTCTCCACGGCAATCACAAGTGGGGGCTCTCTAGCAGTAACAAACTTATACGGGTACTACTATCAAGATCTAAGCGCGTTGGGAGCGAATGTATCAGTCGCAAATCAATACGGTCTCTACATTGAAGAGCCGTCTCGAGGTGGGACATTAAATATCGGGCTACATAACAGCGGTATAACGGAGTTCGCTTCGTACGTACATTTTTCGGAGACGCTGACAAAGCCGGCGGCGCGCACAGGGTATGGGCAAATGTACGCAAAGTCTGACGGTGAATTATACTATCTCGATAGTGCGAACATAGAACACACGTTGACGAAAACACTCAATTTTAAGTCCGCATTTTTCCGCAGTCCAAACGCAACGGGTTCCTTTTATGTCTTCGGGTTTTACGACGCGCCCGCGACAGACGTAACGCTAACAAACGCAAGTCTGACACAAACATACGGGAGCTCAACCAATTCATACGCCGCGCATGCTTTTATTGTTGCTGGCGGGGCGGGGACGGTTGACGCAGGACAAGTCGGCTTGAGGGTAACGGGAACAAGCATAACAGACGGCGGAGTGCGAACGGCAACCGATAGCGAAGTACTTACAGATGACATAACGTCTCTCACCTTAGATGGATATCTAGAGACAGCCAAAAAATGGCTAGGCACGGTAACGTTCGAACTTTACACAGTTACAGGGACACCGACAACATACTCGCTGGATTTTAACTATGGGTTCGCGAAATATGACGACAACGGCAATCGTGATTTCACAATCACAGATTTTGAAGTCGAGGGGAAGTCTGGTTCAAGCGACACAGGTTTTAACATTGAACTACTCAAACACAGTTTAACCGGTTGGTCTTATAGCGCGGCGGCTTTTGTACCCGGAGACGGGGTCATATGCGATATGAATACCGACCACGGGGCAGAATCCGACATTACAAACGGGGAACCGTTCGCGTATAAACGTGCGGAGTTAAGCACTGCCATCAACGGTTCGGGCAGCGAAGGGTTTATCGTTCGTTTCACATGCGGCTCACCGGGCTCGGTAGACTACGCGGATATCGATGTAGGCATGACATACGACGTATAAAAAAATATTTTTAGGCAAGGAAAAAAAATGGATAACAACGGTGAAGAAAAAAAACAAATTAAAGGCGATGAAATGCTATCAATTGAGATGACCGTCGCGCAAGCAGATTTAATCATAGGCGTCTTCTCACAAGCGCCGTTACAATTATCATACAAAGACACTGACTCGATAATACAAACAATAGCGACGCAAACGCGCGAACAAATTAATGAGATACAGAAAGGTGAAGGCGATGAGTAGGATAATCGGTTACGTTATTGCCGGCGCGACTATCGCGGCATATACAGTGCTAACACTAACGGTATACTCTATCAACACGACGTACGCGGTTATTTTTGCGCTAAGCGCTCTCCCTGTATTCTTGACTATTGTTGTCGATATCATCAGCAGCGCCCGCAAGTTTTCCTTATCCCACAGGAAAGAGGCGGAAATTAAAAAACTGCAAAAGCATATCGACGTTTTGATAAAAAACCTGAAAGGGGTGAAGCATGACAATTAACGGACACGAAACATGGGTTGACGGCGACCGTCTGATGGTACAGATAGAGGCAATCACGCCTTATGAGCGCAACCCGCGTCATAACGAGCAGGCGGTGAAGCCGGTAGCGGAAAGCATACGGAGATACGGGCAACAGCAACCTATCGTGATTGATAAAGACGGAGTCATAGTTGTGGGACATACTCGACACGCCGCTCTGAACTCGTTGAAAGAACAACATGTATGGATACAACCGGCACAGAAGAACGGTAGGTGGCTATCAGAAGACGAGTGCAAAGCTTACCGTATTGTTGACAACAAGACCGGCGAACTCGCGACATGGGACGTGCCGATGTTATCGGTGGAGTTGGACGAGATAGATTGCGACCTTGACTTTCTCGAGTTTGACGAGATTAGTAAAGTTGGGATTGAGACTGAAACAGCAGGCGATGGCGAAAAAGAAATAACTGATATAGACACAGACCACAAATGCCCAAAATGCGGATATGAGTGGTAGTATGGTAACCCCGACAGTTATTTCAACCTTTGCGGGTGGGGGTGGTTCTTCGATTGGTTACAAAATAGCTGGATATAACGAACTTCTAGCGATTGAATGGGATAACAACGCTTGCGAGACATTGGAAGATAATTTTAATTTTCCTGTTTGGAATCGTGATATAACGACAGTTTCTGCTGAAGAAATGATGAAAGAACTTAACATCACGCAAGGGGAACTAGACGTACTAGATGGGAGCCCACCATGCCAAGGGTTTTCTGTTTGTGGGGAGCGGGATGTTGGCGACAGCCGAAACGAACTTTTTAAAGCGTATGCTGTGCTTATAAAAGGAATACAACCCAAAGCGTTTGTTATGGAAAACGTATCGGGAATGACTCAAGGCAAGATGAAAGGGATGTGGAAAATAATAATGAGTACACTACAGGAATGCGGTTATCGTGTAAAATGCAAACTCATGAATGCGAAATACTACGGAGTAGCGCAATCCCGAGAGCGGCTTATATTTGTAGGTGTTCGTGATGACATCCAATATGAGTTTGAATATCCAAAACCTTCTGACAAAATCGTAACAGTACGCGAAGCGTTTGAGAAGGTGGAAAACAAAACTTTCCCACCTTTCGACTATACAAAAGGCAAAAGAAAAGGTATGTCAGTAATAGAGTTGTTTAAACAAATTAAGAACTGGAGAACCGCAGAAGACATACTAGGCGAAGGCAAAGGGTTCGGAATTGTAAGAATCGGGTACAATAAACCGTCAAAAACTGTTTTGAAACTGATTACTAATTCAGCTGGCTTAATACACCCTGTGGAGAACAGGCATTTGACTATTGAAGAACTCAAACGTCTTCAGTCTTTCCCTGATGACTATAAACTACATGGCACGTTTGCAAATCAGTGGGCGCGTATTGGTAATTCTGTACCACCGCTTATGATGAGGGCTATTGCTACATCACTAAAAGAAACAGTATTAGAACCTTATTACAAAGAGAAGGCGTAACAAATGGCACGTAGAGGCAAACTAACAGACGAACAGCGCGAAGCAATCCGCGAAGAGTATGCTAACGGTAGCACATACGCTGAAATTGGGGAAAAATACGGGGTATCGCACACGGCAGTTTGGCGGTATTGTGATGGTGTGAAAAAAAGTGATAAGCGTGAAGTCAGATTAAAAGCGGTTGAAAAAGCGAAAAAGAAACTGATAGAGGAAGAGGCGGAAAACTTAGTCAAAACAAACGGAGAACTGCTATTCATCGGGCGCACAATCCGCGATATGCTCAAAGGCAAGATGAACGAGATGACCGCGCGGATAAAAGACGGGGGGACTGATATCGACATACGCGAATTAGAGGCGCTTGCGAGAGCGCACGAAAAGATAGTCGCAACATACAGGCTACAGACAGGACAGTCGACAGAGAGGTCAGAGAGTAGCGTATCGATAACACCGCCTGAACAAGTCGTGATACGGGGTGTGTGATGATAACAATAGACGTGCCGCAAAAAGCCGTAACAGCACTAACCGCAGGCAAAAGGTTCACAGCTCTCTACGGGGGGCGTGGCAGCGCTAAGTCGTGGTCAGTCGCTATCTATCTACTCACTATCGGGCTTTACACGCCGACGCGCATTTTGTGTTGCCGCGAAGTCCAAAACTCAATATCAGACTCTGTACACTCCCTACTATCAGACCGCATAAAAAGCAACCCAACTTTTGAGCGTTTCTATACGATACAAAAAAACGAAATAACCGGCGCGAACGGGACAACTTTCATTTTCCGCGGGCTAAAGAAAGAAACAAGTGCGTCTATCAAATCGATAGAGGGTATCGACTACTGCTGGGTTGAGGAGGCGCAAAGCGTATCGCGCCAATCCCTAGAGATACTGACGCCGACGATAAGGAAGAAGAACAGCAAGGTCATTTTCACTTTCAACCCGACTTTGCCGAACGACCCCGTGTATGTTGACTACGTCTTACAATATCGGACGGACACAATACGGCAAAAAATCAATTACAACGACAACCCTTTCTTTCCAGACGTGTTACGTTCCGAAATGGAATATGACAAAGCATACGACTACAATAAATACCTACACGTATGGGAAGGTGAACCGATAGCGCACGGAGACGCACAGGTATACTACTCATTTTCGCGCGAAAACAATCTAGTCGAAACACCGTTCGACGCGAAAAAAATAACAGGCGAAGTGTGGTACGGTTGGGATTTTGGGGTATCGGACGACACCGCGATTATGGCGTTTGAAATTGTGCCGGTTCCTCGAGACCAAAAATACAAGCGCGGATACAAAATAAATATAGTGTGGGAGTGCGTCGCAAACGAAAAGCCGGTGGACTGGTATAAAGCACAGGTGAGAAAGAACCTGTTGCCACGCGGCAAACACGCTTGCGACCCGTCCGGTGCCGCGCGAAATGCGTCTCTCAAGTCGTGGGTATCCATATTGTCCGCACCGTATGATGACGGCATAAGAGGCTTAGACATGCAATATCAGACGCGCTGGAAAGTCGCAGACCACATCATCGCGGGGAACGAAATCATACCGGCTATAAGTATCTGCGAAGAACAATGCCCTAAAACGGTTGAGATGTTTGAGCAATGGTCTTATCCGCTTGACAAAAATAATGAAGTGAAACAAGGGAGCCTACCGATACACGATAAGTACAGCCATTTGGGGACGGCTTTTTATTACTTCGCGATAAACCGTTTCCCACCGGTAAAGAAAGAAAACAAAATGCTACTGATATAGGAGATAATAATGCCAAGTATTCAAACGTTCGACGATATAATCAATCTGATAAGCGCGCAATCAACGCTAGTGCCGAAAATCTATGTCCGTATTCTGCGCGATATGTATGAGGGGACATGGGACTATATGATACTCAACGAGTTGCACCGCCAGTATCAGCCTAAGACTTATGACCGCTTGCGTATGCTATACAGCACGGAGATTAACCTCGTGAGGGAGGTAATAAAAACGATGAGCGTTGTTTACAAACGCCCACCGGCGCGCTCCCTCGAAACAGACGGGACAGAAGTTGAAGGCTACGAAGACCTTATGCGTTGGGACGAACTCAATCTAAAAATGCGGCTTGTCGATGAGTATGCTAATCTTGTCGGTCATGTTGTGGTGCACCCACTTTGGCGGAACGGGCGGATAGAATACGACGTGATGAACTTCGATAATGTCGAGATTTTTTTTAATCCCGAAACGATGGAAATAACAGGTGTGAAATATCACGTCGGCATTGAGTTGTACGATGAGATGATTTTCCCACAATCGACCTACGGCGCGAACTCGATAACAAAAATGGTTGATCCGATAAATTATTGGCGCTGGAGTAAAGAGCAAGCCGGGCGCGACTATCAATACAACACCGCGTATATGTGGACATTGGAAGACGACGGCTCCAGTCGCATATACAAAATCAAAAGCAACACTTACGGGGCGGAGCAGTACATCGACGAGTGGGAGGAGAACCCGTACAGAGATAAAGATGGTAATGCTGTATTGCCGTTTGTCCTTGTTTCCCTACGCCCGCTAATCGAACCGATACTAAGGTTCGACGGGAACGACGACTTATTGCAAGCGAACCTAACAACGGCAATCATGTTAACAAGATACATGGAGGCAGTGAAGACGCAATCACACCTGCAGGGATATATCAAGACAACCGATAGCAAACCGTACGGGGAAAGCCTCACTATCGGCGCAGGCAATTTTATTGTGATGGAGAACGCCGACCCGGCGGGGTTGTCTGCTGAAGAAGCTGGCACTTTCAATATGCAATCTGATTTTAATGCGATATGGGAAGGCGTCAAAGACAAGCGGGTTGAAGTCTTGAAGCAGCGCGGGATCAACTCTGACACAACGGGAGTAAAAACAGCAACGCAAATAGTACAGGAAGCGCAACGCATGAACGAAATGCGCGAGATGAATGTCCCGATATATCGAAACGCCGAACATGAGATACACAATATAGCGCGGACTATATACGAGTATGAGTCCGGCGATAAACTCCCGGAAGGTAAATTAAAAATTGACTTCGCCGAAATCAAACCGGCAATGCCCGCGAACGAAGAAGCCGGCATGATGGCAATCGAAATAACCAACGGAATAAAAAGCCCAGTCGACTATATCATGGAGGACAACGCCGACCTCACAAGAGAAGAGGCAGTCATGGAATACGAACGTAACAAGCGGGAGATCAGCGGCGGTATGTCCGGTGTAACAGTATCGCCGGCAACGCAACCGACGCAAGAAGAAGAAGAAGATGAGTCTTGAGAAAGAACTCTCGATTGTGAATAGCGCAGTCGACAAACTTATAAACGATTGGCAAAAAGACTACGACCGAATATTCCCACGCATTGAACGGGGGGTTGTGAGCATATACAACGACTTCGCACGACAGGGGCTTGACGTTACCCCGGTATACAGCGAGATTGTGGCTGGCGTTAATAAGGCAATCAACTCTAGCGGATACGGGGAGTTAACATCCGCAAGGCTTGACGAGACGTACAAGCAACTGACAGACAAAATCTACGACGCTTATAAAGCCGGCGCAGGGCGAGGGTTTAAGTTCACCGACGATGGGCTTGCAAGACTGACCTCTCTCAAAAACGCGAATGTGCTTTTACTCGACGAAGTAACGGCGCGAATGAGAAACGGAATAGCAAACGCAATATTTCAACTCGAGTTCGGGCAGACAGAGAGGGAGACCGCTATCGCGCAGTTGCGCAATCTATTCACCGGAGACAACAAAGCATATGTCAAGACTTGGGTTGACACCGCGACAAGTAGTTATTACAGAGAAGTCAACGCACAGGGGGCTGAAGAGTTGGGGTTCGAATATTACCAATACGTCGGTCAAGACGATAATCTGACGCGACCTTTTTGTGCGGAACACTTAGACGGTATCAAGACAAAAGCAGAGTGGCAAGAGTTGGCGAACGGTCAGATTGGGAACGCATGGACGCACGGTGGAGGATTTAATTGCCGGCACTATTTCGTCCCAGTGGATAAAAAAAATGGGTAGCGTGAAAATAAAAATACCAAGCACAAAAGCAATCGAGACCGCGCTTGCTGAACGCGTATATTACACGTTGGGGTTCCCGTCGAGTGAACGACGGAAAGCGGCGAGCAATCAAGACATACGCCCGAACATGATGAGGCTTAACCGGCAAGACAAACAGCGCCTTGTGGAGAAACAAGATTGGCGAATTGATAAGCGCCGTCTCCCTTACTATGTGAAACGCGTTGCGTTGGAGGCGAAGAAAATAATTGTAAAAAATTGGCTATCGGGGAAAGGCGGCGACGGGAGCAGTTTCAAAAAAGGGACGGGTACGTATCTCGAGAAGAAAGGTGAAAGTGGAAGGCGAGCGCGTATAGATATGCACTATACCGGGCGCATGGCGCAAAGCATGAGAGTGATGAGAAAAAGGTAAAATAGCACTTGACATAATCAAAAAAATTTAGTACATTATAGGAGGTTCAGATGAGTGAATCAAACATCGCGGCTGATGCCGCAAAAAATTCCGAAGCGGTTGAAACCGCGCACACATCGGCAGAAACGCAAGACGCGAATGACGCTGAGAAAACATTCCCTGAAGAATACGTACGAAAATTGCGAGAGGAAGCAAAATCAAACAGATTGCGCGCCGAAAAATTGGAAGCCGAAAAAAAAGCAGCCGTTGAAGAACAGCTAAAGGAACAAAACAAATGGCAAGAATTGGCAGAACAAAAATCGCGCGAACTTAAAGAGATGGAGCAGTACAAAGAAAAATCTGAACTGCTTCAACAATCGTTTGACGTGCTACTGAAACGCGAAGCCGAAGGCATTGACGAGGATTTAGCAGACGCTATTATTTCGCACCCGACACTTACCCACGAGCAAAAACTTGAGCGACTCGGTAAGCTAAAGCCGACAAGCAAAGTGAGTCCGCCAAGCGCGCCGGCTACGAGCAAAGCGCAAACGGCACATGACGGGAGCGAACTAGACTTGTTCAAAACGATGCGGTTCGACACGAAAAAGCGTTACGAAATAGCACAGCAAAACCCCTCACAGTTCCAACGTTTTCGAGAATGGGAAAAAACACAAAAGTTATAGGAGACAAAAATGGCTACACCTAGTTATTCCGATACCACCGTACGACGCGATTTGATGGACGTCATAGGGGTATCATATGCTAACGATGCAAAGCTAATGCAAACGCCTCTAGTCGAGATGGGAGCGCCCGGCGACCTCACAGGCGTATCAATTTATTGGGCGACTCGTAAGATTTTCCAAGACTCGCAAGCGGGGCAAGCGATTGGCATTAGTACAAATCTTGACGCCGACACCAAAGTATTTTCTGACTACAAAATGCCGATCATACAGAGAGGTCGCGCAGTCAATCTCGACCAGATACAAAACGACATACTCGGGCGCAACGATAGCGACGCCGACCTTGTGCAAGCAATCAGCGAAGCGAGCGCACAGTATCTCAACTACTCGATGGTCAAACACGCAAACGGAGTTGGGCTCTTCCTTGAAAACGAAGGGACAAACATTAACGACACCGGCGCAACCGTTTTGGCGTTTGGCGATATCGCCGATACGATGGCGAAGCGCGGTGAGTATGGTAACAGAAGCAAAATCATCATGACGCATAGCGCCGTATATTGGCACTATGTCTCCCTCGGTTTCGTTACGTATGCGAACGCGACGATTGACGAAGCGAAGCGTGCGGACATTGTTACCCGCGGAGATATCGGTACAATTGTTGGTGCGTTCTTTTATACCGACGACAACATCGTAACAAACGGGAGCGATTACTACGCTCTTATTTGCGAACCGAACAGTCTGATGGTTCGACTCAATACGACACCGTACATTAAGATGGTTTCTTCCACCGATACAATCGGGGAGAAGGTTCAATTTTACAATCGGTTCGCGTTGAAGTTTAAGAATATCGCATGGACGGCTTCCGACAGCGACATTATCACAGACACTGACCTAGCAACACTCGGTAATTATGAGTTGGCAGAGAGCGACGTAAAGTATGTACCGATGACCGTGCTACGCGGTCCATTGGCATAAGGAGGGACAAGATGAATACGAGTACGATAGTAACAAACTTAACACATGAAGATACGACGTCGAAATCGCTTGCGGAGAAATTGCCGCCGAACTCGTTTGTCTACGCTATGTATCTAGTTGTATCGACAGCGTTTAACGGAACCGGTGCTAACACTGTGGACGTTGGCTATAGCGGCGATACTGACTATTTCCTTGACGGTGAGGACGTCTCGAGTGCCGGTGTTGTGGCAACAACGCTTCTTAACCCCGGTAAAATTATAAGCGCTACTGACGCGCAAAAGCTTACCGCGATTTATATAGACGGCAACGGCGACTCAAGCGCCGGAGAAGCGCGCATAGTGGCACACTACGCATTCAAGGGATAACGATGGTTGACCTTAAAGAGCGCACTTACGACGAGCGTCATCATGATGCGGAAGTAGCGTGTGCTGCTATTGAAGGACGTTATGAGCGTGGCGAGATAGATTATAACGACTACGCGCGGATGTGTAAGAGCGTCCGCGCGTCTCACAAAAACGCAAACCTCGAAAGAGAAATGCACAAGTGGAAAACAGACAGAGGCAGAAAATGAAAGAAACATATCTATATTACAAAGGCGGTTTTTACGAAGCGAAGCGCAAAGGCGATACTTTGTTTGTCCCGTCTCTTGCGGTGTTCGCACATTATGCGGGCAGGGCTATCAACATAAAGGACATGCCCGACAATATGTACGACGCTCTCGAGTTGGTTGAGCAAGCGAAAAAACCGAAGCGTGGGAGACCGCCGAAAGGGGAGACCGATGACAAGATATAAACTTCCACCGTCGCAAACGGCGCTGCTGATTGACGGCGAAGTGTACACGCATATCGCGACAACCGAAGACGGATATATAATGCCGTCCGGGATAGGCGAACTATCACGCGCGCGCATTTCGTTCGAAGAAGCGGAAGAGAGAAGCGTTGTTGATATACGTGGGCGCAAGCAGATAAAAACAAAACGCAAGGCGAAAAATGAGACTGAACCCGTACGAGATACAGACGTCGACAGCGACGACATTTAGGTTCGCGTTTTTTCTACGCGGGCTGCAACTTGTACCTTCCGCCGCGACGGCGACGGTATACGTTGACGGCACATCTGTATCGACAGGCGCCGCGACGATAAGTGCGAGCGGTGATGTTACGTATAGCATACTTGCGACCGACATAACCACAGTAACACAAAATGCGAAGATTGTATTAACGTATACTGTGGGCGGCGTTGAGTATGAGCGCGTGGAACTGTTTGATGCGGTTCCTCACCCGATGACTAACACGGTTTCGGACGACGACCTGTATCACTACGCACCGCTTTTGAAAAGCGACTCGTTCGAGGACTCGTACAAGTGCAGCAGCGCGGGAACAACGACGACCGCAATCTGTATAGGTCTGACGGCGACCGGGACGAACTACGAAGGCGGATGGGTTGAGATAGTCGACTCTAGCAACGCGTTATATCGAGGTAGAGTTACGGCGTACAATAGCACGACAGGCGAGTTGACTTTTTCGCCCGCGCTTCCGACGGCAACATCGGTTGACGATATGGTGACGGTACGCTCTTCTTACGAGGAGACAATACAGGTGGCGCACCAGTTAGTCGTGGCGGATATCCGCGCGGTCATCGGATTGGCGGGTAGGCTCATTGACGCAACGAGACTGCAAAATCTCACCATTTATCGCGCACTACAGATATGGTTCGGCAACCGTATCGATGAGGCAGGCGATAGATGGGAGATACAGCACGAGCGTTTCGCGGGGCTTTACTCACAAGCGTTGAGTTCGCTCCCGTATGCTATCGATAGCGATGACGACGGAGATATTAGCGATGAAGAGCAAAAGCAAGGCGGGCGCGGTAGCGTCCTTCCGGTGGTGATGTAATGTTGACATCGGCGTTAGAAGAATTGAGGGAGCACCTCACCCGTGAGTGCGAAACACGGGTGATAATAGGCAACGACGACTATGAGTTTTTAGCGAAGCCGGAAGTGCGGATAAAACCAGTCGGCGACATTGCGATGTCGTTTCAGTTGGAAGACGTACAACCGCTTGAGTTCGAGTGCGAGATTGAAATTGTCGGGAACGACGGTGATACAATCGCGGTTTTGAATATGTTCGAAAGACTCATCACGTCGCTTGCTAATTTCCGCAAAGAGCGCGGCTATCGTATCACTGACGGTCTCGCGGAGTACACAGATGATGTGTTTAGAATAACACTTGACTACATTCTAAAATTAATAATTACTAAGGAGTAAAAAATGGCTATAACACCTATAGGGTATACGGGGAAAAACTCGTCGCAACTTGCGAACGATGTTGCTATCGCGACTCGCTACGTATTCGCGCAGAAGATACACTTCTCTGGGACGGCGACGTACACGACAGCGACAACCGATTTCAGAAAAATGTTGGGGCGCGATTTCTGACACAACAGTTTCCGGTTCAGACGTTACAGTTGTTTGCGCGGCACCGGTGTTGGAGAACGACTTCACCACAGGCGGTTCATTCACAGACGCCGCGACTTATTCAGTTGTCGTGTACGAGCCGACAGTGGCGGGCGATTTTGCGTCCGGTATTTACGGCAAGTATTTAGGTTGGATTGAAAACTTTGAAAACGACTCGTCGCAAGAAACAGCAGAGATACAAATTGGCACTCCGAAAGTTAAAGTCGCGATTGCAAAAATACGCGAACAGATTGCGTACAATCTTGACGTTAAAAATGTTGTATCAGAAGGTATCCTTGAGAACTTGATGCAGTATGTATCGGGACACGGGCTACAAACAGCACAAACGTCAAGAGGTATTGCTTCCGATATAATAACACTGCCGGAAATGTCGTTACAACTGGTAACAGCACTACCGGATGGGCGCACCGAAGTTGTTTGGCACCCGCGAGTACAGGGAACAATCGCGTCGCAAACTGATGGCAACGGGGAGGCTTACAAAACGGTTCAAGTGCGGGCGGAGGTTTTACAAGATCTCTTGGCGGACTCTTCTGAGTCAGGGTTCGGTCTACACATTTTGAAAGATGCTTAATCACTTATTTTTATTTACGTTATTTGCGTCGCCGTTCATTGCATGGGCGGCGACGTATTTTATAATGCGTGGGAAGCGAACAAAAGTCGAGTATCGATACATAGACAGAGCCGGCGTATCAGAAACGCCCCCGTCGTATATCGAGACAGAACGCAATTGTGTTTTAAATATCAAGATTGATGACGACTGTGTTTTGACGTGCGCACATCTGCCAGTTATGGATACGTTAAGATTCATATCAACAATCACTGCGCGGGCGAAAGCCGTTGAAAAACTTATCGCTGATGAAGAACTAACAGAAGAGAAGATAGCAGCGATAAATACGATTGAAGCGATGAACGCGCGAACCGTATGGAGATTATGCGAACCGTACACGGAGAAAAAAAAGCGCAAACAAACAATGAAAGCGTTTTATACTCGTTACATGGGAGACGCGCAGTTCGCACGAGATGTCGTTGAAACAATTTGGGATTATTGGGGACTGCTAAAAAAAAAAGCGGTGGCGCAAGCGTTGGGGCAGACTATCCGTCAGATTTTTGGCGTTCATGCACGGTGGGGCGCATACCAGTTGACCGATGGCGTGATAGTTCCGAAACCCCCTACCGCCTTCGGCTTGAGCAAATCGCGGAAGAAGCAGAGCGAAATTACATAACCGAAAAAGCGACACGCGAAAGAGGTGATAAAAATGGCAAGCGATAAAGTCGAAATACTATTCGAGGCGAAAACAAAAGCCGCCGAAAAAAATGTAGACCGTCTTACAAAATCTATAAACAACAGCAGCAAAAAAATTGACAAGTCTTTCGCGAACCAAGAGCAATCAATACTGAAAGTCGGGGCAGCGGTTGCCTCCCTTAAGGCGTCGTTCGATATAGTCACGGGCGTCGTTGGCTCAACAATCAAAGCGTTCACCGTCCAAGCGAAAGCGGAGCAGCAATTAAACGCGGTTATAAAATCGACAGGCAATGTCGCGGGCGTGAGCGCAAACGAATTAAAAGCGTTCGCGGCGTCTTTACAAGATGTAACGACTTTTGGTGATGAGGCGATTATAGGTGTACAGTCTTTACTCCTCACGTTCAAAGAAATTGGGGGGGACACTCTCAACCGCGCGACCGCCTCAATACTCGACGTATCGCAAGCGATGGGGCAGGGGCTGAAAGAATCCGCTATACAGGTAGGCAAGGCGCTCAATGACCCGGTGCAAGGCTTAACGGCATTGCGACGAGTCGGTATACAATTCACCGACTCGCAAGAAGAGACAATCAAGACACTCGTCGAGACAAACAAAGTCGCAGAAGCGCAAGCAATTATACTCAAAGAACTAGAGAGTCAATTCGGGGGCAGCGCGAAAGCGGCGGCGGAAGGCGTCGGTGCGTTAGACCAACTTAATAATTCGTTCGGTGATTTGCAAGAAAGTATCGGGGGTATGATATTCCAGGCCCTCGAACCGATGATAAAAATACTCGGCAACGCGGTTAAGTTTTTCACTCAACTCGACGCACCGATAAAAGCGTTGATAATTGGACTCGGCATTATAACGCCCGCAGTGTTTGCCTTCGGTGCTGCCCTGTCTTCCCTTATTCCTGTTATCGTTGGTTTTGTTTCTTCTATCAACCCCGTCGTCGGTATAATTAGCGTCGTCGCGGGCGGCATGGCAGCACTCGGTTTGTCCTCGTTCAACGCGGCGCAGGATATGAACACGTTTTTGAATGAAGCCGGACGCGCAGCGAAAGTCGCGGGTATAGCCGGCGTTACAGTCGAAAATCTTGAGAAGGCACTTAAAAAACTTGACGGCACAAAAGCGGGTGTAGAGATACAAGTCGCGGTCAGACGCGTAGAGAAAATAGATAAAGAAATTGCGGCAGCAAAAAAAGAACGAAGTAAAGAAATAGATAGGAGAGTGGAAGATAAAACGCCGACCGGCGGTGAACTTGCGAGAAGCGGGTTTGGAGTTACGACAGAAGGGTCAGTTGACCCTGTAACTGGGATGCCGGTTGAAGTCGATACCTCAACGTCTGCCGGCCGTACATTTACGCGCACTGTGAGGGGCACTAAGAACTTACAACTAGACGAAAAAATAGCCGGGCTTGAGAAAGAAAAAAAAGAAGCTGAAAAACAAATTAAAGACACAGTCGAAAGCACAATAAGTAGCGGTATAGACAGCGTCTCTTTCGATATCGGCGGAAAATTAAAATCAGTAACAACTTCAGTCATAAAACCTCTAGCTGCTAGCATACGTTCGGAAACCCCGAAGATAGCGAAAGCAGCAAGCGCAGGTGTAGACGACGCACTTGTGGATACGCGCAACGATCTACTAAGAACGCTTGAAGAAAGCAAACAACGGCTATCTGACGCCCGCGAAGATTACGGGAAGAGTTCGGTTGAGTACAAGCGCGCGCTATCAGACGCAACGGCAACAGAAAATGAAGTCATTGCGGAAGCCGTCGCGCTAGGCATTGGGACAGAGCGCAACGCGTTAAAGCGTTTAAAAAATATATCGCAGTCAAAACTTGACGCGTTGAGAGAACGCGCAAGGCAAGAAAAACAAATACGAAGTGAGGTATCACAGTTCACACAGTTGGCAGTTGCGGGCGACACCGCGGCAGAAAAAAAAGCAATTAAAGACCAAGCAGCACTTTTAATCGAGAAAGTGAAAAGTCTCTCTGATAGCGTTGAGCAAGAAAAAAGAATACGCGAAGCGGCGAAACAAAAAATAGCGATGATAGAAGACCGCGCTCTCGCGACGGAAAAACAAAGACAACTTGAGTTGCTACAGTACACAGCAGCAACTGACAAACAACGGCTTGACGCCTCAGTAGCGGCGGCGGAACTTGAAGGCGCACGCCTTGCGTCTTTGTATCAAGATGGTTCCGATGAACGCGTTGCAATTGAAAAAGCAACGGCGGAAAAAATAAAACAAATACAAGATAGGTTTGCACAACAGCAACTCTCCCAGTTAGCAAACACGATACAACAATACAACGGTCTACTGATGGGGTTCGCACAATCACTTGTCGGGCTTGCTTTTGATTTTGGCAGCAATGAGAACGCGAAAGAATTACAACGGCTTGAAGGTGTGCTTGAAAAAACAACGCAAGCAACTGACGCATTCAAAAGCGCGTTTGCCGACGCATTGAGCGACCCGAAAAGACAAGCAGATATTGACAAACTGATAACCGATCTGAAGAAAGTAACGTCTTTAACAGCAGCGGAAGAAGCGACACTACGGGCGATATCAAACACAGAGATTGAACTAGACGCGAAACTCGCGGCGATTGATGCGGAGACGGAAGCGAAACGTGAAGCACTCGCAGAGCAACTTGGGATAGAAACAGAATACAGAGACGCTCTTCGTTACCT